TTTCCAACCCGCTCGATAACATGCACGTCACCATTCAGCCTTCGGGCCTGTCCCCGGAGGCGGATTGGGTACACCTGCTGAAATCGAACTACTACGAGAACCTGATGGTCGGCAAGAGCGAGGAGTACATCGACGTGTACATCCACGCCAAGTTCGGCAAGAGCTTGTCGGGCAAGCCGGTGTTCCGCTGCTTCAACCGCGACACGCACGTCGCCAAGGAGCGGGTCCGGTTCTATCCGTCCTCGCCGCTCGTTGTCGGCATCGACGCGGGCCTGAACCCCACGGCGGTCATCACGCAGCAGACCCACGACGGGCGCGTGCTGGTACTGGATGCCCTCACGGGCATCGAGGGCGGCATGGGTGCGCTGCGCTTCGCACGGGAACTGCTGAAACCGCTGGTGGCGCGCAAGTACGCGGGAATGCAGATCGCGGTCATCATCGACCCGGCGGCGTTCCAGCGCGCCCAGACCGACGAACGCACCGTGGCGGACGTGTTCCGTACCGAGGGCTTCGCGGTGAAGGCCGCGCCCACCAACAGCATCGTGGCCCGACTGGGGGCAGTGGAGAAGTACCTAACCCGGACGGTCGATGGCAAGCCCGCACTGCTGATCGACCCGGACTGCACGCTGCTGGTGCAGGCACTGGCGGGGAAGTACCGATACAAGACGAATACCAAGGGCGTCACCGACGACACCCCGGAGAAGTCGCACCCGTTCTCGGACGTGGCCGACGCGTTGCAATACGCCTGCCTGCAACACGACGGCGGAGAAATGTTCGGCAACAACCTCAACACCCGAGCGCGGACAGTGGAACGCGTACCCTTCGTGTACGCCTGACGTGTTAGCAAGTTGACTTATCATGTTAGCTTATGATACAAGGCGGCAACTTTTCCCTTTCATCGCTGGGGCCGACGATGCAAGCACTTGAGACACCGGGCGGAACGCAACCGCTACAGAGTACGCGCAGCCTGACGCCATACGCGGGCGGGCTGGTCCGCATGGTCGGCATGAAGCAACTCAACGAAGAGGCGCGGAGGCAGGCGGAGGCAGTGCAGAATCAGCCCGCCGTGCAGGGGCTGGCGGCGCATGTCAGGCGACAATGGTCCAGCGCCCGCGCCGCGAAGCAGACGACCGTGGAGCCGCGCATGATGCAGGCGATACGCCAGCGTCGCGGCGAGTACGACCCCGACGTGCTGGCGAAAATCCGCCAGCAGGGCGGCTCCGAGATTTTTATGATGCTGACCAGCACCAAGTGCCGGGCAGCGGCGTCGTGGCTGCGCGACACACTGCTGGGGGTCGGCTCCGGCAAGCCGTGGAGCATTGACCCTTCCGTCGTCCCTGACCTCCCGCCTTCGGTCGTACAGGCGATTCACAACATCGTCCAAGGACAGGTCGCCCAATTCACACAAACGAACGGCGTGCCGCCGACGCCGGAAATGGTGGACAACGCGATGCAACTGATGCGGGAACGCGTCGTCGTGGAAACCGAGAACGCGGCGAAGCGCATGGCGTCGAACATGGAAACGAAGATGGAGGACCAGTTGCTTGAAGGCGGCTGGTACGACGCGTTCTCTGCGTTCTTGGACGACATCGTGACATTCCCTTCCGCGATAGTGAAGGGGCCGGTGGTCCGGCGCAAACCGAAGATGCAATGGGTGGACGGGGAGCTTGAGGTAGTCGAGACAACCGTGCTGGAGTGGGACCGCGTGGACCCGCTGTGCCTGTATCCATCGGCGCAGGCGACGAACGTCAACGACGGTTCCCTATTCGAGCGGCACCGCCTGTCGCGGGGCAACCTGAACGAACTGATCGGGGTGGAAGGGTACGACGACGCCTCTATCCGAGCGGTGCTGGACGAGTACGGGCGGGGCGGGCTGCGCGAGTGGCTGACCAGTGACGTGGAACAGGCGGAAGCGGAGGGGAAGAGTACGGCGGAAGTGCTGGCGAACCCGGACCAGCTTATCGACGCGCTGCAATACTGGGGGTCGGTGCAAGGGAAGCAACTGATTGAGTGGGGCGTACCCGAGGAGCAGGTGCCCGACGCGACGAAGGAGTACCAGTGCGAGGTGTGGATGATTGGCCGCTGGGTCATCAAGGCGTCGATCAACCCGGACCCGCTGGGCCGACGCCCGTACTACAAGGCCAGTTACGAGGAAGTCCCCGGCGCGTTCTGGGGCAACGGCGTGACCGACTTGGTACGCGACACGCAGGCCATGTGCAACGCCGCCGCCCGTTCCTTGGCGAACAACATGGGCATCGCGTCCGGCCCGCAGGTGTGGGTCAACGTGAACCGACTCCCCGACGGCGAGAACATCACCCAGATGTACCCGTGGAAGATATGGCAGGGGACGGACGACCGGACCGGCGCGAACTCCGACGCGGTGCGGTTCTTCCAGCCCAGCAGCAACGCCTCGGAACTGATGGCGGTGTACTCGCACTTCTCCACGCTGGCCGACGAGTACAGCGGCATCCCCCGATACATGAGCGGCACCGAGGGCATTACCGGCGGCGCGGGGCGCACTGCCTCCGGGCTGTCGATGATGATGGGTAACGCGGGCAAGGCCATCAAACAAGTGGTGGGCAATATCGACATCGGCGTGATGAAGCCGCTGGTGTCGCGGCTGTACTTCTACAACATGCGCTACTCCGACGACCCCGAGTTGAAGGGCGACGTGAACATCGTCGCACGCGGGGCCACGCTGCTGATCGTCAAGGAGCAGGCGCAGGTGCGCCGCAACGAGTTTATGAACCTCGCGCTGAACAATCAGACGGTGAACCAGATCGTCGGCCCCGAGGGGGTGGCGGCGCTGCTTCGGGAAGTGGTGAGCACGCTGGACATGAAGGCGGGCGACATCGTGCCGTCGCGTGCGGCGATACGGGCGAACCAACTCCAGCAGCAACAGATGCAGCAGCAACAGATGCAGATGATGTCGATGATGGAGCAGCCGCAGCCTGCAATGGCCCCGCCGGGTGGCGTGGGTAACGGGCAGCAACTGATGAACGGTGCGCCGATGACGGACCTGTACCAGCCGCAATCGACTAGCTAACACTTGACAGGTGTTAGTCAGTCCCGTATAAGGCGGCTGAAACTGAGGAGAACTGGATGCAAGTGAAGGACAAGCAGTGCTGACCCGGCTCAACGCACGCATGGCCGTGGCGCTGACGAAGGTCAAGCACGACGACGAATTGAAAGCGTTTTTCGCACGCGAGTTGGCGGAAACGGAACGGCAGTTGGTGACGATGCGCGACGATGTTGCGCTCCGCCACTGCCAAGGGAAGGCACAGTATTTGGTGGAACTGCTGGATTTGGTGGAGAAGTCCACCGAACTGGCGGGGAAGCTGGCCCCCTGACGCGAGTCGGGGATTTTTGGAAGTCTTAACAGCAGCAGACCATAGACCGACGGTGGGCATACCTCTTAGCAGGCGCTCTCCCAAGTCGAGTTGGCGCGAAGGAGACAAAGCATGGCGTTACCGCAGGCAGTACAGGACGAGTTGGACAAGGCAGCAGCAATCGAGGCGCAGTTGCACGGCGCTCAAGTGGTGGAAGAGGAGACAGAACCGAACCCACCCGACGAGCAGACCGTAACCACACCCGAGACGGAAGCCCCCGCCGCCAGTACCCCGGCAACGCCGCCGGAACCCGAGCCTCAGAGGGATTCGGGCTGGGAGCAGAAGTACCGCACGTTGCAGTTGAAGTACGACAACGAGGTGCCGAGGTATGCCGCAGAGTTGCGCGAGCTACGCCATCAGGTGCAGGCGCTGTCGGACGAACTTCAAGCGGCGCGTGCGAAACCGACGCCCCCGGCTGAACCTGACGTGACGACGGTATCCGAACAGGACAGGGAAGCCTTTGGCGACGACCTTGTGAACTTGCAGGAACGGATTGCCCGCAGCGTTGCGGCCCCGCTGGAGCGTCACATTCAGGAACTGACACAGCGCCTGAGTAAGTACGAGACGACGGCGGAGTCGGTAGTGACGCAGCAGGCGGCGACAGCGGAGGACCGCTACTTTGAGCGGTTGGCGGTCGCGGTGCCGGACTGGGAGCAAGTGAACTCGGACCCGAACTGGGTGGATTGGTTGAGCGGGCGTTACCCCGGCGCGGGGATGTCTCGGCAGGAGCAGTTGAATCAGGCGCGTGAGCGGCTGGACCTCAATGCCACGGTCGAAATGTTCAAAGCGTTCGAGGAGCTAACACAGCCGCGAAAACAAGCTAACCAAAACCAAGAGCTAAACCGTCAGGTAGCTCCGCCTAAATCGCGGGCACCGAGCACCCCTGTGCAGGACCAGAGCACGCGTATTTGGACGCAGGCGGAAGTCGCCGCCGCAATGGACCCGCGCAAGCTGCGAGGTATGACCCCCGAGGCCGTGGAGCGTGTGATGTCTGAAATCGACGCCGCCGCCGCAGAAGGCCGAATCCGATAGGGTTCCCCTGCGACGAGGCGACCAACTTACTTAGGAGAAGATCATGGCCGTAGCCGTCGCATCGCCGTTTAACACCAGCCCCGCTTACTCGGGCACCTTCATCCCGGTCCTGTGGTCGGGTCGTCTCAACGCCAAGTTTTACACGGCCTCGCTGTTCGGTGAAATCACCAACACCGACTGGCAGGGTGAAATCGGCGCGCTGGGCGACAAAATCACGATCAACAACATCCCGGACGTGACCATCAACACGTACACCGTGGGTTCCGGCCTGAGCTATCAGGTGCCGACGCCCGCCATCGTGGAGTTGACCATCGACAAGGCGAAATACTTCGCCTTCCAAGTCAACGACATCCTTGAGTACCAGTCGAAGCCGAACCTGATGGATACGTTCAGCAATGACGCGTCCATGCAGATGAAGGTCGCAGTGGACTCCAACGTGCTGTACAACACTTGGGCCAACGGTGCCGCTGCCAACAAGGGCGCAACTGCCGGTGCGAAGTCCTCTTCGTACAACTTGGGCACGGACGCTGCCCCCATCAGCCTGACCGCCGCCAACGTGCTTGCCACGCTGACATCGCTGTCCGGTGTGCTGGACGAGCAGAACATCCCCGAGACGGACCGCTGGCTGGTCATCGACCCGGTGACTCGTCAACTGCTGATGCAGTCCAACTTGGCGCAGGCTCAGTTCATGGGCGATAGCTCCTCGATGGTCCGCAACGGCAAGATCGGCGTGATCGACCGCTTCGCGACCTACGTGTCGAACAACCTGCCGAAGGCCATCGCAGGCACCGCGACCCCGTGGCTGTCCGGCGACGGCACCGAGAACAGCATCACCTCGCTGTCCGACCTGAAACGCCGCGTCATCATCGCGGGCCACAAGTCGGCCATCAGCTTCGCGTCGCAGATGACCAAAGTCGAAACGGTGCGCAGCACTACCGACTTCGGTGACTACGTGCGTGGCTTGCAGGTGTACGGCTTCAAGGTGGTCAAGCCCGAAGCACTGGCGGTCGCAGTCGTAGCCTAACCCAGCGGAGTCCCCTTCGGGGGACTCCGACTTATCGAGGAGTTAATCATGTTCCTGAGAGATTTGATTTCCAGTGGTTTGTGGGCGGGTACGGCGAAGGCCATTGTGGGCGCGATTCAGACGGGCGTCACCGCACTGGCCGGGGGCGCGAACAGCGCCAGCACCCCGCAGTTGACCGGCACCCTTTGCGTCGTCGCGACCTGCGCAACGGCAGCGGACAGTGTTCGCATCCCGGTGGGCGAGGCGGGCGACGAAGTGACTGTTGCCAACCAAGGCGCGGCGGCGTGTGCGGTGTTCCCGCAGACGGGCGGTGCGTTCAACGGTGGCACGGCGGACGTGGCGTTCTCTGTGACCAACGGCAAGGTCGCCCGCTTCAAGTGCATCGACGGCCTGAACTGGGTCGCCGGTCTATCCGCGTAGCATCGGTGGGGGCTTGCGCCCCCGCTTCAAACGTGAGGGCGTATGGCTTTTACCATGCAACAAGTTGTGGACGCTGGGCGGATTCCGCTGAACGACACCGCAAAAGTGCGCTACGCCGACGACGAACTGCGCCTGTACGGTGTCCACGCGATTCTGCGGATTCGGGACCGACGCCCGGACCTGTTCATGGGCCGGTACTCGGCGCTCCCGGCAGACTTGGCACTCACTGACCCTTTCCCGCTTCGCGACGAGCTTGTTCCCGCCGTCGCGGACTACATCACCGCCAGAGCAGAGACACGCGACGACGAGTTTGTCGAGGGTTCGCGTGCCGCTGGTTACTTGGCACTTTTTGACAGGGCGGTCGGATGAAACTGTGGGCTGACTTTTTCGACTACGTGTTGCCGGACCTGCCCGCCTGTCCGCATGAAGTGGCGACGGCAAAGATACACAAGGCGTGCATCGACTTCATGGCCGCGTCCAGCATCATGGTGGCGGACCATGCGCCGGTTAACACGGTGGCCGGGACGCCCACCTACGCGTTTGCCCCGGCGACGGGGCTGGCTGTGACACAGGTGCATACCGGCTGGTTCGACGGCGCGGAGTTGGAACCCGCAAGCGAAGACAAGCTGCGGCAGGTGTACCCGGACTGGCCGACGGCGGAGGGTGCCCCGCGTTTCATTCTCAGCGAGACACCGTTGAGCTTCCGCGTGGTGCCGAAGCCCGACGCGGCCAGCGCAGGCACCGGGCGAATCACGCTGCGCGTGGTGCTGCAACCGGCGCGTGACGCAACGGGCATCGACGACTGGGTGTTCAACAAGTGGGTCGAGGCCATCGCGGCGAAAGCGAAGGCGGACCTGATGGCGATGCCCGCGAAGCCGTGGACCAACCCGGCGATGAGTGTGTACTACGAGAGTGTGTACCAGCGTGAGTTGGGCGACGCAGTGCGTGAGGTCAACCGGGGAATGGGCCGCGCTCAGACCCGCGTGCAGATGCGACCGGCGGCGTAACGAGGAGGGACTATGGCGGGCGTTCAGGTGACAAACAATGCGACTTCGCTGCTGACGGCGGGCATCACCGCGTCCGACACGTACCTCACGATCACGGTAGGGGACGGTGCGAAGTTCCCGAACCCCGCTGCGGGGGAATGGTTTTGGGTCACGCTGGAATCGCCCAGCGGCCTGATCGAAGTCATCAAGGTAACGACCCGTGCGGGAGACGCGTTCACGGTTGTGCGCGGTCAGGACGGCACGACACCAGCGGCGTTCGCGGCTGGAGACTTCTTCGACTTGCGCCCGACGGCGGCGCTGTTCAACGACAAGGTGACGCGCACCTCGGATACGGGGTCGGCGCTGGTTCCTGCGGGCACGACCGCGCAGCGCGACGCAACGCCCTCGGCGGGGATGCTGCGCTGGAACGCGGACTTCAACCAGTTTGAAGGTTATGGCGTGGGGTGGGGTGCCCTCGGCGGGGCAACGGGCGGCACGGGCAACCCCGCGTTCTACGAGAACGACACCAACGTCACGGCCAACTACACGATCACCACGGGCAAGAACGCGATGAGCGCCGGACCCATCACCGTCAACCCCGGCGTGGTGGTGACAGTGCCGGTGGGCAGCACTTGGACCGTGGTTTAAGGAGACGACATGAGCGCAGGAATCAGAGGCGGGGCGACGGACGCGGCGCTCCAATACAACGGGGTGGACGTGCTGGTGTTCGACCACACGGGCGTCAAGAGCGGGTTCAGTTTGGCCGCGTTGACCGTCACGCAGAACGGCGTGGGCGCGGTGGCGCGCTCGGCGCAGGGCAAGGTCATCGAGCTAGTGTCCGCCGAGGACTTCGGCGCGACCGCCGATGGCGTGACCAACGACGCCCCGGCGATCAACGCGGCCATCACGGCGGTCAACGCGGCGGGTAGTGGCATCGTGATGCTGCCGGGCCACAACTACGCGCTCGCGGCCCCCATCATTCTCAAGAGCGGCGTGTACCTGCTGGGCAACGGCAGCAACGCCACGCGCCTCAAGCTGGTGATGGCAGCGAACTGTAACATCCTCGAAACCCCCGACTTCGCCACGCTGACCCTGAGTAACAAATGGCTGACGACGGACGGGGTGCCCTACGGCTTCGGCTTCGACCGGCTCACCTTCGATGGCAACCGGGCGAACCAGACGGTCGCCGGGGGCGTCGCCATTTACGGCAAGGGCTACAACATCGGGAACGACGTGAAGATCGTCAACCCGAAGGGCGTCGGCTTTTACTCCGAGTGTTCCTACGGTGGCGGGCAGAACGTCGAGCAGGACATGCCCGAGGGCCACATCGGCAAGCTGCAAATTTACATGAGCGGCATGGAAGGCTTCGTTTATCGCGGCCCGCACGACCAGCCCATCGGCGACGTGTCCGTGTCGCAGGCGGGGCAGGACGGCACCTACGACGGCGTCGTGTTCGAGGGCAAGCTGAACGTGTACAACGGCGGGACTTACGTCACGGGTTCGATACACAGCTACGCCTGCACCGGGCGCGGCATCGCGATCAAGACCAGCCTGCACGCCAACATGCTGACCGGCGAGAGCAACGTGCAGGATGGCGTGGTGTTCGAGGCGACGGGCGAGACTGCCGGGATGATAGGCGGCTTGACCTGCACCGTGGGCTTGCTGGAGGCGTACAAGAACGACGTGAACAGCACCGGCACTTACTGGGGTGTCCGCGTCAGCGGGACGCAGAACACGGTGTCTCGGGCACGCGTCTCGGTGTCTCGGACTGCTGCCGGGGGCATTTACAACGCGGGCACGCAGAACCGAATCACCGGGCAAGTCAACGGCACGGTGGTAGGCGCGAGCAACGGCATCGGGTTCCGCAACGGTGCGAACTACGCCGTGGTCAATGTCGGCATCAGCAACTTCGACCAGACCGGCGACATCGGGTTGCAGACCGACGCGGCTGCATACTGTGACATCAACGCGACCGTGTTCAACTGCGCGACGACATGGAAGAACAACGGCGCGTCGAGCCACAACACCTTCCACGTCAAGGGATACGCCGCGAGCGGGACCGCGTTCACGCAGGCGGGCACCTTCGCGGCGACGGACAACTTCACGGTCAACATCGTGCAGGGGGGCAACAGCTTTTCGGACTACGGCGGGGGCACCAGCGCCATCTTGTTCGGCACGACCTCGACCACGCTCAACCACTACGCGTTCAAGACGCCCACGGCGGCGGAAATCAACCTCACGCAGACGATGGACTGGGGCGCGAACCGCATGTGGGTAGCGAACATCACGGCGACCAGCTTCGACGTAGTGACGGACACCGCCGCACCTGCGGGCGGGCTGACGTTCGGCTGGAACTTGAGCGTATAGGAGGCGTAGATGGGGACTTTAGTCATTAACCAGTTGCAGGTCGGAACGGACACCGTAACGCCGGACAACAACTTCGTCTTGAAGGCGGACGGCGCGGGCAATCTCGTGTTTAACACGGGGACGCACGACGGCACGCTGACGCCGCTGTTCGCCCTCATGGCGACGACGTTCGCGCTGACCAAGGCCGCAGAAGGCGCGCTGGAGTTACCGGGCGGACTGCTGCTCAAGTGGGGGACGGCTGCGCTGTCGGATTTGGCCGACACGACCATCACGTTCCCGGAGCCGTTCCCGACCGCGTGCGTGGCAGCGTGGGGTTCGCCCGGCGCGGCGGGCGTAGGCAACTTCGCGGCGACCAAGGCGGCATCGGGGTTGACGGCGAACTCTTGGTATTACGACGGCGCAGCGCATGTCCGCGATGCTGCGACGGTGACGTGGTTCGCGGTCGGTTACTGAGTCAGGGGGACTGCGATGGAAGAGTCGATTCAAATAAGCGCGATGACGGTCACTTTGATCGGGGCGGTACTTGCACTGCTGCTCGGCGCGATTTCGTGGCTGCTGGTGCGGCTGATAAGCAGCTTCGACGGCAACTTCAAGCTGCTCACTGAGCAGGTGGCGAAGCTCAACGACACGATGATTAAGATCGACAAGGACTCCGTGGCGATGCAGGTGGAGAACACCCACATACAGGAGAAGGTGGAAGGGATAGAGCCGCTGCGGGAACGGGTGAGTATCGTCGAACACGACCTCGACCACCTGCGCCGCACCGGGTGCAACATCTACGCGGCGGTGTGCAAGGCGCAGCACGCCGGGCAATAGGGGGCAGCGATGATTACTTCGGCGCAATACTTCGGGGACAAGCCGCGCACTGAGCAGCAGACCGACAACGGCGACGCGCTGCTGGAGTCGGTGAACCAGTGTCTCGAATTCGCGGCGCACGACAAGTGCTACGCGCACTGGATAGACCCGGACACCGGCACGCAGATCAGTGGCGCGAAGGGCGGCAGCGGCGACGGCGGATTCCGGTTGCCGACCAGCGGCACAGGCGTGTCCAAGTCGTCGCACAAGGACGCGAACGGCGTGGACGTGTTCGACCCGCACCGGACCTTTGCGGAGTGGTGCGTGAATAACAAGCACGTACTCGCGGCCCTCGGGTTGTACATGGAAGACCCGCGCTGGACGCCGGGCTGGGTACACCTGCAACGCGTTCCGCCGAAGTCCGGCAAGCGCGTGTACATCCCGTCCACGCAACCGGCACTTGCGCCCGCGCTGCCGGGGCAGGCCCCCTTGCCATTCGTGGTGAGGGTGTAACGTGAGGTGCGCGATGCGACATTTACTGACCGCACGGGACAACAAGACCTACAGCTTGACGAAGCTGGTTGCGGTGGTGGCGGCGATGGCGATGGTGCGCAACTTCGTCGTGACGGACAGCGTGGACTTCAACGGGTTCGGCCTCGGCATCGGGGCCATGATCGCGTCGATGGCGGCGAAATATTACGTGGAAGACAAGGAAGCGAAATGACACCTGCGGCAATCGAGGCAACGATCAAGCTCACCGCCGTCGCGTTCGCGCTCACGCTGGTGTTCGTCACTGGCTGGACCGTGCGCGGCTGGGCCGAGGCGGAGGGCAAGTTCCAGTTGGAGCAGAAACTGTCCACGGCGAAGGACGAGAACGACAAACTGAAAACCGAACTGGGGGTGAAACATGCAGCCGAGAATCAAGTTATTGCTGGTCTGTCTGACGAGCTTCGCACTTTGCGGCTGCGCCTGCCAAAAGGTTGTGTCCAACCAGTCCCCGCCAGCGGAGGCGGAAACAGCAATGCCGGAGGCGGGGAGTTTCCAACTTCGGCTCAAGCAGCTTTCGACCGATTTAATGGAGGGCTGGCGAAACTAGCGCGAGACGCGGACGACATGACTGCGACGTGCCGTGTCGTGATGGAGTGGGCCAAGGCGCAAAGCCACAAGTAGGAGGGGTGATGGGATTCGCAGCGAGGTTGCGTGGGTTCACCGGGACGATACCGAAGATCGACGACAGGCTGCTGCCGGATGGCGCGGCCACGATTGCTTCGGACGTGTATCTGACCTCGGGCCGCATCGACCCGATGCACGAACTGCGCGACGTGGGGGCGACGGTATCCAGCGCGCAGGCCAAGTCCATTTTCCGCATGTTCAACGCCACGTCGGAATACTGGCTGTCGTGGGACAGCGACGTGGACATGGTGCGCCTGCCCATCGCGGGCGACACGGCGTTCAAGGTCGCCTATACGTCGGACGAGTTCGAGCCGCGCATCACCAACCTCGCGATGGCGACGGCGACGGCGGCACCATACCCGGATAGCTGGTACGTGCTGGGCGTGTTCGCCCCGACCGCTGCGCTGACGGCGACTCCGGTAGGCGGCACGGGCACGCTGGAGGACCGCGCATACCTCTACACCTTCGCGACGCCGTGGGGCGAGGAGTCGGCCCCGTCCCCGGCGTCGGCCATCGCCAACGGCTACCCCGACGCGTCGTGGAACTTGTCCGGCATGCAGACTGCGCCGCCGAACACGGCCACGGTCACGAACGCGGTGTCTGTCGGGGGCGTGGCAACGGTGACGCTCAGTACGACGTTCGGCCTGCGGGCAGGGGAGACGGTTTCGTTCGCCGGAGTCGTCGGCATGACGGCGCTCAACAACACGTTCCGTATGCTCAGTGTGGACGCAGCACTCAACACGGTGACGGTTGCGCTGGACACGACCTTGACGTACACCAGCGGGGGCCTGCTGTCCCGCATCGCGCCGCACAACACAACGGGCATGGTCAAGCGCGTGTACCGCACCGCGACCGCTGCGGACGGCAGCGCGGACTACTACTTCGTCGCGGAAATCCCGGTGGCGGACACGACATACGCGGACACCATCCTCACGGCGGACTTGGGCGAACCCGTCCCGACGACGGGCTGGGAAATGCCGCCGACCGACTTGCGCGGCATCATCGCGCTGCCCAACGGGGTGCTGGCGGGCTTCCGGGCGAACGAACTGTGCCTGTCCGACCCGTATCATCCCTACGCGTGGCCGAGTGCGTACCGGCTGACCTCGGACTACCCCATCGTGGCAATCGGCGCGTTCGGACAGAGCGTGGTGGTGGGGACCGAGGGTATCCCCTACGTGACATCCGGCGTGGACCCCGCAGGCATGACAATGGCGAAGCTGAACTACGCGTGGCCGTGCCGTGCCAAGCGCGGGATGGTGAGCTTCGGCGGCAACGTGTACTACCCGACCAACCTTGGACTGGCGTCGATAGGCGTGTCCGGGGAGAACATCGTCACGGAGCGGTACTACGCGCAACGCGACTGGGAGGCGCTGGGGCCGGAGACGTTCGTCGCGGCCCATTACGCCGGGGCGTACTACGCACGCTACACCGGCACGGACGCGCTGCGCAGCGGCATCGTGGTCATCACCGGGAGCGAAGGCGTGGTGAACGTGAACCTGCACCCGAGCGAACTGTGGACCGACCCTACGACCGGGGAACTGTACGCGCAGACGGGGAGCGCGATTTACGACATGAACGCGACCGAAGGTGCGCGCCGGGTGGGTACGTGGGCCAGCAAGGAGTTCTTGCTACCCAAACCGCTCAACCTCGGCGCGGCGCAGATCAATGCGCGGTTCACGCTGACTCCCGAGCAGCGGGCCATCAACGCGGCGTGGAACGCGAACGTGCTGGCATACAACCAGTCGCTGACCCCGGCGACGCTGGACGGGGCGGTGAACGCGCACCCGGTCAACACCCGCGCCATCAACGCCTCGGGGGCGCGCACGGATTTCAAGTCGGAGGGGGGCAGCATCAACTTCGCGCTGTGGGCGAACGGGGTAATCATCCACTCGGCCATCGTGCTCGACCAAAATATGTTCCGGCTCCCGTCCGGGTTGAAGTACGACAACTTCGCGGTGCAGGTCACGTCGGACGTGTCGATTGAGTCGATAGTGATTGCGGAAACCGCGCACGGCTTGCGGGGGGCATGATGCGGAAACCGGGCATCCCCGATACGGCGGGCATCGACGCACAGGCGCGACGGGTGCTGGACCCGTTGAAGGAGAACGTGGAAATACTGACGGGGCGGCGCGGCGTCAAGATTGCCCCGCTCCCGGCGAATCCGACCAACGCGCAGATCGCGACCAAGTTGAACGAGTTGCTAACACTATTGCAGGGTTAGCATGTGTGTGATATACAGCAGGTAACTTAACCAAGGGAGAAAACCATGAGTGCAGGCGTGTGGCGTTTGATAGACGAATTCGGCGGTCAACAGATCGGTGGCGTGGTCGTGGTGTACGAGGATGGTACTCACAAGGAAGCCGCCCGCTGCATCGAGGGTACGTGGATCATCAGCCCGGAGTTCCGCGAGCGCATGGACGCGACCCCGGCT